AACGCCGAAGGCCATTGCCGCCCGGCTCGGGTCGACGCTCGTCTTGAGCGCGCCCGATTCATACGAGGCAGCTAGTATCCGCAGGTCTGCCACAATCGCGCCCCTCTCAATCTCCCGCCCCTGTGCAAGCCACTGCATGCGGTCGCGGATGTCGTCGATGCTGCTCACAGTTCGCTCCTCTCGCGCCGGCCGCGGACTCGAACGCGCGCACCCGGGAGCGACCCGGGTCCACCTGGACCGGCAAACAACAGCTCCTTACGGGAGCCACTCGTTCACGTCTTCCGCCCGCACGTGACAGCGTCGAGCCGGCCCGTACCCCTACAGGCCGCGCGGAACTTGGTCCCCCCGGACCGTTAGTCGAACGCGCCGCCGGCCTCCTCGACTGGCAGCATGGAGCGCGCCCGTGACGCGCAGACCATGAGTTGAGCCGCGAACTTGTCGGCCTGTTCAGGCGTCAGGTACAGGAACTTTCCGACCGCGCGAACGTCGACGGACACGACCGCATTGCGGTTCGGGAACGCCTCCACTCCGGCGGCAAGTGGCAAATCGTCGATGGTCATGCTGCCTCCACAATCTCGCCCTCGAACGTCAGTTCCAGGTCGTCGTCGGGCACGTCCAGGTCCACGATCGTTTGCGAGTAGGACGGCCAGTGCCCTGACCTCTCGCAGTTCAGGAACGTCTCGAGCCATGAGCGGTAGAGCGCCCGGCCCTTGTCGATGGCCCGGTCCGTCAGCTTGAACACGGTCACGGGGTACGGAGCCGAACTCTCCACGGCCACGATATACGCGTCCGCCGGGTCGCCGAGCCCGCACGCCTTGATCCCGTCCATCTGCATGCCGAGCTGAGCCGTGTACGACATGCGTACGGCTTGGCTCGAGAACAGGGCAGGCGCGGACGTCGCGCACGTCTTGAGTTCAGTGACGTGCTCGGTGTACCGCGCGGCGTCGGGCGTTGACTGGAGTTGTCGACCCGCGTGCTCCCAAAGGAGTGTCTGCTCGCGGACGCCGCCGAGGTAGCGCACGGCCATTTCGTTGTTGAGTACCGCCGCCGTCATGGCAACCGCCTTCTCGAACTCAGTCGGGTTCAGGATGATCGAGCCGGCGTGCTCCGCCTCGAACGCGTCCCACGCTTTGCCGCGACGGATGCCCTCGAACTGCTTTACGGGTTTGCCGCCGAGCACCAAGGCATGGACGGCGAGGCCGATACGCACCGGGGCGCTGTCGAGCGTCGTGATGCCTAGGGCCTCAGCGTCACGGACATACTTGGCGTGCGCGGGGGAGCGACCGCACGCCTTCAGGTGGTGGAAACGGATGGGGATCATTGCGCGGCACCTTTCTCGGGCGGGGCGACGTTGCGGACGCGGATGCACTCGACGGTTTCGCCCTTTGCGGTCGTCGTCGTCGGGTAGATGGTGATGCGTTGGCCGACCCACTTTGTGGTGTCCGTCCCGTACAGCGACGCGATCACGCGGCAATTGGTCTTGTTCGCAATGAACGGCTTCTGGGCTTCCTTGAAGGTGATGACGGCCTTCTTGGCGCTACCGCGCTCGCTCTGTATCTCGCCGCGTTCGACCTTCGCGATGGTCAGCGTGACCTCTCTGCCGTTGAGCTCCCACGCCGCCACGTACTTGCTCGGATCGAACATGGTCATGAAGTGCGCCATCACGCAGCCTCCACGTCGCGGAGTTTCTCGAGGTCGTACGAAGCGCGCTCGATGTTGACGACGGCCCTGTTGAGCACGCTTGACGTCGCGCCCGCCGGGATGTCATCGGCCGACGCCTGCAACTCGTGCGCGATGCTGTCGAGCTGCCGCCGTAGTTTCTCGATGCGGTCGGGGTCGATCATGGCTTCTCTCCCGCTGCGCTCGCATCAGCCGCCTTCGCGTTAGAGGCGCGCGCCAACTCGGCCTGTTCCATAAGTCGACGCCCGAGCACCGCCGCGTCGTGAGCGCCCAGGTTGACCGTCGCCGTCGTGCCTGGACCGACGACCGAAAGGATGACGATTGCGTCGTCTTCGTCCGCTTCGGCGTGGCGAACGGAACAAGGCGTTCCGAGGCCGAATGTGAGTTGCATGTGAACACCGGCCATCAGCGCACCTCCGACTCTGTCGCGCCCAGCAGCGCCTCAAGCGCCTCACGCGTGGCCGTCGTCTTGCGGACGAGCAGGGCGCCCAGTTCCTGCGCCTCCTTCACCGTCATCCGCATCTTGCCGTTGCGTGCGCGGGAGATGACGACGTGCGGGCGGGGCTCGTTCTCGGGCCAGGAAATTTTCACGTGTGGGGTAGCCATGGCTAAGCCCTCACCAGCACGATGCGGTCCCGGTTCCCCTCGCTGTCCGGCTTGCCGTGCGCGAACAGGTCCAGGCCCTTCTCGCGCAACAGGCGACGCAACTCGTCCAGCACGGGCTGTGGCGTGGCGGCCCAAAGCCAACCGGGCATCACCGTCCCGATGCGGTCGTAGCCGGAAAGCATCTGGCGCGCGTGGGCGCCGGCCTCCATGAGTTCTGTCATCGGAACCACCGGCACCTCTTCCGTCGTCGCTTCCGTGTGCATGTCCCTCTCCTCGTCGATGAAGTGCACGCGGCCGTACGGGTCGACGGCCTTGGACGCGACGTCAGAGACGCCGTCGTACCAGTAGTCGCCGATCCAGTACCCGCTGCTCACGTAAGACACCCTATGGCAGGTGTTTACGTCTGTCAACAACGAAGTGTTTACGGTCGGCTCAGCGCGTGATTCCGCCGGGCCAGTGCTTCTCGTCCGCGGGCCAGCCGGTGAGCTTTTCGACCTGCTTCGCGCGCAGGTGCGGAATGGGGCGGGACGTCGCCGACGTCTTCGGCTGCCGGTACATCGACATCAGCGTCGGAGAAATCTTCAGCGCCTTGGCAAGGCTGCGCAGCGTGTAGTTGGGCCGCCCGCGCTCTTTGCCGGTGCTGATGAACGCGATGAACTCATCGCCGGGGGACTTGGCCTGCGAGATTGCCAGGCGGCGGGCGGCTTCCATGATCTGTTTACCGTCAACATTAGGGAGCCACTCGCCTCTTTGCAAGCGTGCCGTTGTCAACAGGACGTGGCGCTGCATCTCCCAGCGCACGACCTCGACGTCAAGCGCCCGAATCTGCTGGTGCAATGCCTCCCGTCTCTCGTACAGCTTCGCCAGCTCGCGCTCGGCCTGCTCGATGCCGGCGCGAATCTGCTCCTCGGTCAGCGGCTTGTCGGGCGGCTTTTCGGTCACGCGGCGCTTCTACCACCGCGGCAACGACTTTTACCCGCTAGACAAGAGCCGCTCGATGGCGCGAAATGCGGCGGCGGCCTCGCGCATCTTCGCCCGCAGGAGCATGTCCGCAGTGTCGCGGCACTTCGGGAACGTGGCCAGGAGCGCCTCGAACTCCTCGGCGACGGCCCCGGCCTTGGCCGCCGCTGTCTCTATCAGCCCCTCGGGGAAGCCGTAGCGCTCGAGGACCCGGGTCCTATCCGTGTCTTCGTCGGGGTCATCCGAGCGAGTCACGTATCCCCAGGACCGCGAGCGCCTCGGTCACGGAGTTCACGCGGGCCTTCTGCCCTCGCCACGTCTGGAAGAACTCAACCTGAGATGGTCGTAGCGGCGCCTTCGCGTCCGGCTTGACCTCCATCAGGTAGTTCTTGCCCTGAAAGCCCACGAGCAGGTCCAGCGGCTCGCCGATGATGTCCACCGTAGCTCCGCACTTGCGCAGAGCCTTCACGATGTCCGGCTGGTTAGCGTCGGAGCGGTGAATGATGCGCCGTCGGTTCATCGCTCGCTCCCAACGCCCTTGCCCGCCCAGCGCCGGAGATGTCCGTCCGTCGAGCGACGCGTGTCCACGTGCGTCCAGCCCCTGTATTTCCCGATGCCACCGAGACCCGGGAGCCGTCCCTGCTCGTACATCTTCTCAATGACCGCGTACAGCAGCGGCACGGACTCGACCTGTACCGGTCGGATGTCGGCTCCCTGCGCAGTGAGATGCGTCGACTTGGGCGCGCCGCCAACCGCCGTGTTCCACGCTGCCGACCGCCACCCGCTGATGACCACGATCGGAGAACCCCACTGGTCGCGGATCGGTTGCAGCACGTCGACCACCAGGTGGCGCAGGTAAGGGATGTACTGCTCGGGGACGTCCTGCCCGTCGTGGCACGCGAATTCGTCGACGGAGAAATTGGCCGACAGCTTCACGCGTGCTCCCTCTCCGGCACCGCGCCCTGACGCATGTACTGCGGCTGCTGAAACAGGCGCCCGATGACCGCGCCGCCCGCCGCACTCAAGATGCCACCTGCGGCGGCGTCGACGTACTTGCTCAGGAACGCGCCGCCCACGACAAGGGCTAGAGCCGCGAACAGGTCCAGTGCGACGCGTTTCTTCATGGTGCCCTCCTCATCTCGATGACCTTGTACTCAACCAGCGCGTCCACGACCGCGTGCTTGACGGTCCACCTCAGCGACAGAAAGCCCGCGGTGCCGAGCAGCAGTGCGACGGCGACGATCGTGAGTACCTGTGTTCGGTGTTGCTTGAGGCCCTCGATCGCCTCCCGGTGCTCGGTCACGATTTCCTTGAGCGCCGCCACCTCGGTCCGCAACGCCGCGCGGTCGACCTTGCTGTCTATCTGCGCGTCGGTAAGCGCGTCGACGGTGGACATGTTCGCCTCCATTTAGCCGCGCGCGGCCTCGGTCATGCGCCGTTGGCCAAGTTGGCCGCGATACGAAACAGCTTTGCGATCGCCTCGTTCAACTCGCGCGTCGTCAACGCCGGGTTGCTCGCGGGAGCCGCAGCGTGGTCGCGCGCCTTGTCGGCGAGCGCCGCGCACCTGGCGATGAACTGCTGCCGCGCGGTCATGTCAGCCTCGCGCGCGGTATTCTCCGCGTCGAGCTGTGCCTGTAGTGCCGGCGTGGCGCTGCGGCGAATGAGCACGCCGCCGCCCATGTCCTCGACGGTGGCGCCGTGGTACGCCGGTGGAAGGCCGTCGGCTGCCGTGATCGTTCTGATGACGCCCATGATTGTCCTCCGTTAGGGAGCGAGACCGGAGATGGTCCAGATCGTGACCCACGAGCCCACGTCGATCGTCCCGGCCGCCGTCGAGACGAACTCGAGCGACGTGATCTCGGTCGACGTCTCGTTCCACACACCCGTCCAGAAGAAGTTTTGACCGCTGGTGCCCGGGATGTGGGCAGCGGCAAACGAGTGATAGAAGCGGCGGTGACCGCCGGTGAAGTTCGCTTTGATCGCGAACTGCATAAACGACGATGCGCTGGCGTTCATGTCGCCGAGCTCCCACGGCAGGGCCGCCTGATACGTCGCCGACGCCGCGCCGGAGTTGCCGAGAAGGCGCTCCTCGGACATGTTGGTAGTCAACCCGTTCGGGCGAATCTGGATCGTACGGTTCGAGGCGCTCGCGTTTTTGAAGTACGCGACGCCGTACCAAATCTTGTCGGTCTCGCCCGCGAGGCCGTTCAGGATGATGGAGTCGGCGGCGGCTCCGGTTACGACGCCTTGCCGTACGATGCGGGCGCTTAGGGGCGGCCCGTACGATGTTGTCAACGCTGCCATGGTTACACTCCGCTCGTGCGCTGGCGCTCGATGACTGCCTGGCCGGCGATGGACGTCGGAGCCGTGGCCCCGGCCTGAAATTCGATCGCCCAGTCCGCGGCCGTAGGCATGTAGTTGAAGCCCCATGAGTCCCCGGCTGCTACGGACTTCGTCCCGTTGTTCGGGCCGTCGGGATCCACCTCCCACGCGCTGTTAGTCGTCAGCGATGGATCCTTCATTCGCAGGAACGTGACCGTCAGCGCCTGCCCGGCTGGAGCAACCGTGCCGTGGCAGCGGCGCCCGGCCCACATGCCGCGCAGGGTACCGGGGGCGAGGCGGGACGAACCGGCGGTCGGCGTTTCGACGAGGCCGCGCGTGCTATCGACCGCCATCATGTACTGCGAATTGCCGGGTGATCCGGCGAACTTAATGGTTGGTGGACGCGGTTCACTCATGTGTAGCTCCTGTTACTGAACGCCCGGCCAGATTGAGGCGCGGCGCGAGAAGGGTTGAAAACACGCATCGTGTCCGGCAGAGATGAGGGATGAGGCTGTGCGAGTTTCAGGGGTGCGGCAGAGAGGTTGTCGCGAAGGGGCTGTGCGACCCGCATTACCGCCAAGCCAAGCGCGGTCTGCCGCTGTGGCCCGTTGGTGCGAGGCCGAAGCCGCCGCCACTTGTTTGCTCCTTCAGCGGATGCGGGCGAGAGGTCGTCGCTCGCGGCCTGTGCAGCGGGCACTACGAGCAGCGAAAGCAGGGGCAGTCCCTTCGCGCGCTCAACCCGTTCCTGGGAAAGCGCTGGAATGCGAACGAGAGGCTTTGGAACCAGGTCGAGAAGACCGAGGGGTGCTGGAACTGGGTCGGCACTCTGCACCGAGGCGGCTACGGGAAGGTGTGCGTCAACGGCCGCTATATGGGGGCGCACCGGCTCGCATGGGAGCTGGAGCGGGGCGCCGTCCCGGACGGCATGTTCGTGTGCCACCGTTGCGACAACAGGCGCTGCGTGCGACCTGACCACCTGTTTCTCGGCACGCACGACGACAACATGGCCGACATGGTCAGCAAGCGGCGGACGTCCTTTGGAGCGAGGAACGTCAACGCCAAGCTGACCTCCGACGACGTCACTGCGGCCAGATACGCGCATGCGATGTGCGGCACGACGCTGACCGCGACTGCACGCGCGCTCGGCGTCACGAAGCAGGCCATGCGCGCGGCCCTCAGGCGAGATACGTGGGCGCACGTCCCGTAGCCGCGTCATTGGCTCGCTCCTCCGTTCGAGCGCCGGGCGGCGGCGCGTAGCAGTTCGATCATCGGAGCACGCAGCCTCATTTGCGCCTCGGGCGTGAGCGCGTCTTGGACAGCGCCGGCGGGCTTGTACAGAACGCGGCCTGCGAGCGGTGCGCTGTTCTTGGCCAAGAAGTCGATGAGCAGCGGCGATAGCGCCACCTTCGCGTCTTGACCAGAGAGAGCCAAGGCGAGCGATGCACCGAGACCGGCAGCGGGGGGCATGCGTTCGATGAGCCCGCCGAACTCGCGCGCCTTGCCAGGTGGCACGAACTCAAGCTCGCCTTTGGCGCGCAGCACCTCCGGCGCGTCAATGTCGCGCTCGAACTCAGCGCGACGAGGCTGCACGAACGGCTCCTCCAGGAACTCGTTCTTGTAGCGGTCGTTGTTGCGGACGCCGCTCGTCACGGTGTTCTGCTTTTGACGAGCAAGCGCGTTGGCGAGCTTCGCGACCTCTTGCTCGCCCTGTCCCTCCTTCGTCGAGATGCGAGGGTTCTCGGGTGGACGCTTAGGTAAGTCGAGGCGGTTGCGAGCGGCCTCGTACTTGGTGGTGCCATCCGAGAACAGGGCATTCGTCTTCGCGTACGGCCCCTCATCGACGAGCCCCTTGGCCGCGCCGGCCACATCGGCGAGCTCTTGCTCCGGCACCGATGGATTCTGGCCGCCGATCCTCGAAAGACGCATAAGAGCAGCGCGCAGGTCGTTCAATTCGGTCTCGGTCAGTTGCTTAACCGTCGTGGTGCCGTCCTCGGCCGTGCGCTCGAGGTTCTTGATGAGCGGCTCGAGCTGGGCGCGTTCCTGCGGCAGAAGTTTTTGAGAGCTGTGCAACCGCAGCAGTTCATCGTAGATAGGCGTTGGATCGCGGAGCGACTGGCCGGCCGGCGACGATGCGATGGCGGCCTTTCGCCTGACGTGAGGCGACATGACCGTCTCGTCGTGGATGTCGTCGAGTCTGCCGATGACGCGCTCTGCGCTTCGTCGCGAAGCCTCGCCGATACCGCGGTCGTTCGGCTCGAGGCCGGCCAGTTCGTTGTCGAACATGCCGCCCCGGCCGGACGTGGTCAGCCCGACCTCGCCGCCGCCCTTCTGCTCGATGGTCTCGCGAGCCTGCGCGCCTTTTCCGGTGCGGATGCCTTTCGCTGCCGCGGCCAGCGAGCCGAGCAGACCCCCGACGGCAGCGCCGCCAGCGCCGCCCAGGGCTGCCCGCTTGCCGGTTTCCTCGGCTGAGCGTCCGGCGATGGCTGACTCGGCGCCCTCGGTCAGGGCGCCGCCGGTCGCGCCAGCGACGACGTTGCCGGCGACCGGCCGAGCGGCGACGCCGAGCGCTTCGGCCGCCCGGGTGCCCGCACGCGCCGCGAGGCTTGCGGGGCCAGTGACCGCCCCAAGGCCCATGCCGGTGCCATCTCCGAGTGCGGCGGCCGTCGGATTCCGGTCACGGATGCCCTGACGCATCTCCGGCGACGAGAGCCCGAGCGCGTCCGTCAGCTTCGGGTAGGCGCCGAAGGTGTACTTGTCGACGGTCTGCTGAAGGTATGCGGCGGCGGGCTCCGCTGCCTTCGCCGCGGCGGAGAGCTTGGCTAGGAAGCCCTGCGCGGGGGGCTCGGGCCTCGATGGCGCCGGAGGACGCGAGCCCGGTGGATGCCACGGGCCGGGGGTGTCCGTCTTGTTGCTCGGTCCGAGCGTCGCCGAGATTTCGCGAATCTTTGCCTGCGCCTTAGCGGAGACCTCGGGGTCGTCGGCGTACTCGTCGGCGACGCGCTGCCACTTCGCGAGGGCTGCCTGTGGATCGCGGTTAGCCACGGGCCACCTCCAGGCCTAACTGTGGTGTGACACTGTGCGCGTGCGCAGTATTGAGTCGCGCAGCGTCAGGGGGCAGGATTACGTCCATGACGAAGTTGGCGCTGGGGTTCGTGCTCGGGGCTGCGCTGGCCGGCGGCGTGACTGCGGTGAAGGCCGCGAGCGACAAGAAGGCGGCGATGACGGCGCAAGAGGCGCGCGTCTTCGAACTCGCGTGCGAGCGGGCAAGGTCACTGCGGCTTGCTGCAGACGCGGCACTCGCAGAAATTCGGGCGATGCCAGAAGAGCGCCGTGGCCAACGAAACATGAAAGACGGGCTCACGTCGGGCACCCACGAGCGCGTCGTGGCCGCACGGATGATCGAAGAGACGTTCTGCATCAGCGCGTCCCCTTCTTCTTCGCGCTGAGGAGGGCGTCGGCCTCGTCCTCTCCATACGGATCGGCTTTCACAGCCGCGCCGCCCTTGGTTAGCGGGCGACCTCGGTCATCGAGTTTGTCGCTGTACCAAGGGAAGTACGCGGCGCGGAACCGCGGCCAACTCGCCGCGTGCGGCCCGGTTTTGATGTAGCCCTCACCTTGGGACGCAATCTTGGCAAGCTGCCCCTCTGTGCTGGACTTCAGCTTCCCGACCGCCTCAAGAACGAGCCGGCGCTTTTCTGGGCCCATTTCGCCGTTGAGAGCGCGCATGACCGCCTCTTCGGTCTTCAGGCCAATGCCACCGAGCTGCCCCCAGAAAAATGACGCGTCCTTGTCGCTGATGACGCCGCTGTCACCCTGCGACATCTTTATCCATCGACCGGCCACGACGCTGTCCAGCGCGGAGTTGCCGACGCCGAGATGGTCCGACATCTCCGTGAACTTTTGAGCGCGCTCCATGGCTTTTGCCATGCCGACGTTGGACGCGAATTTCTGAAACGATGTGTCCGCGGCTGCGGCGTCGAGATCGTCTGAGCGCTTGGTTTTCATTGGGTCAGGCGCCTTCGGCCCGCCCCGCTTCTTCATCGCCGCGATCCTGTCCGCGTGCATCTGCTTCTGGTCGCCGGCCGTGAGCCTGTATTTCTGATTCTCCTCGGCCGTCGCGGCCTGCGAATCGTCCTGGCTCTCTCTGTTTCTGAGGTGCTGCGACGACGCCCCGCCGAGCGCCGCCTCAATGCGTGCCGCCTCAGCCATCATGTCGGCCGCCCGCCTCGGGTCCGTTGCAGCGACCTGCGCCGCGACCTCGCGCAGGCGATCCGCACGCTGCTGCTCTTGGCGCACGCGATACGCCTCGCGCTCTCCCGGGTCGAGGTTGATGCGCTCTCCCCGCGGCGTCACGATCGCATCGGCCGTCTCCTCGCGCTCCAGCATCGGAGCGTCTTCAGAGGGCGGCCGTACGTCGGGTCCTCGCAGCTTGAACATCGCGCGGAGGTTTTCTGTGGCCGGGTCAGGCGCGCCCATCGGCGGGCGCAAGCGCTCCACGAGGGTCGGGAAGAAGGGCTTATGCTGCTGCGCCGGCTGTTGCAGCCGTCCGCCGCGCACGCGCATCTCTGTCTTGCCAGGCTCGAACGCGAACGTTGTGCGCTGACCCGTGACCGGGTCGAAGTGTTCCGTGGCTTTCGAGTACGCCTCTGCCTCGCTTCGCCCGCCCTGCAGGTAGCGGCCATACAGGTCGTCGAAGTTCTTCTTGTTGCGGTCAGCGTTTTGGTCGGCGAAAGCACGCATCTCGGCGTCGTGCTTCTCCTTAGCGCGCTTCTCTTGGATGGCGTTCTGCCCGCGCATGTACGCCTCGCTGGCCGCCTGCCGCGCCTCCTGAATGCGCAAGCGCTCATCTTCTCGTTCTTGCGCGCGCCGCCGCTCCAGCACCTCCCCGAACCCGCTCAGCGCCCCGAGCATGTCGCGGAAGCCGTCCCTCTCGGGCGCGGGTCTGAGTTCCGAGAACCTAAATCGTGGCATGCGTCACCAATCGAAGATGTCGGCGTAGACGTCGCCCTGTCCCGCGCCGTACTGCCCGCCGTGCGCCGCGCCCTGCGGTCCGCCGAGTACGCCGCCCGTGCCCATGCCGAGCAGGCCGAACCCACGTTGCAGGAACCGGCGCTTTCGCGACGGCTGCTTGGGCGCCATCTGGCGCTGCCATTCCGCATCGAGCGCGGCGAGTTCCGCTTCCGTTCGCGTGTCACCGGCGGCCATGTCGTAAGCACCCGCGGTGCCGACTCGACCCTGGCCGAGCTGCGCCCTGGCGCCGAGGATGCGGTCGAAGTAGTCGCTGGTCTCGCCCGTCGCGCCCTTGGCGCCCTCCATCAACATGCCCATGTAGTCGTAGTCGCCCTGGTCGGCCGCGCCGGCGGCGTCGAGGGTCAGGCCGAGGCGCGCGTTCCGCGCCTGGTCGCCCATCTGCGCAATCTGCGCGCGGTTCATGTACTCCTTCGCCGCCAGCGTGGTGAGCGCGTCGTTCTCGCGCGCCATTGCCCGTCCGCTGCCGAACGTCCCGCGTGCGGCAGTGCTCCTGGCGAGATCCTTCTGCAGCGTGTTCTTCAAGTAGTCGTACGCCGGGTTGCTGCCGGTCATCGCCGTCTGCGCGAACCCCTCCATGTACGACGGCGTCGACAACGTCGCGTTGTACGCCGCCTGGCGCGCGCCCGGCTTCTGCATGCTGCGCATCTCGCCGTACAGGTTTGCGACGTGGCTAGGCCGCTCAGCCTCGTACTGGTTCGCGGTTCGCTCGAGCGGGTTCCAGTACTCCTGAGCGGCATCTCGGCGCTGGTCGTAAAAGCCGACCTGCTCGCGGCCGAACTCCCGCATCTTCTGCTCGGGCGACGTTGGCTTGTTCGAGAAGTTCTGCGAGGCGGGCGCTCCGACGCTCCGGCCTGCGTTGTACGACGGCGTTGGTGCCACCTGCCTCTGTGGACGCCGCGGCCTCGGCTGCACGAGCGAGTTGGAGTAGTTGTTGTTGAAACTCATGAGTCGAGCTCCTCGTAAACTTCCGTGACCTTCGCGACAGACGTCGCGTCGGCCGCCGTTCCCGACAATTCGTACTGACGCGCGCGGTACGGCGTTCCGATGGGCCGCACAGGGACCGTGTGGTCGTGGTCGCCGGCCGTGCCGAGCGCGACGTCGACCGGCGCCGAGAACGGCCCGAGGTCGTCGCGCCAGCGGACCCGGATCGCCGACGACGAGCTCGATGCGAAACCGCGGCGCACGCGCACCTGGAGCTCGAGCGGCTCCTTGAGCATCGGCAGGCCGCGATCGTCGTACCCCGACCGAGCGAGCCACTTGAGGTCGTGGTCGAGGTCCGTGTACGCCTCGCGCGAAAGCACCGCGAGCCGCCCGTCGCTCAGGCCGACGATGTGCAGGTTGCGCTCGGGCCAGTAGCAGTACGCTGTCGGGCAGTAGCGGATCCACTGCCCGCCCGACCAGCAGTGCCGCTCCGACCACGTATCAGACTCCGTGTCGTACGCGAGGGCGCGCCCCTCCGTCGGGAACACCCAAACGAAGGAGTCGGCGTTTCCGATCTTCTCGCGATACCCCCAGCAATCCGACACCGTCGTGAAGCCCTCGACAGTCCTCGAGACGGCTGGCGATGAGATGACGTCCTCTTTGGACACCGCTCGGCCAGTCGTCCAGACAAAGCGCCTCAGGTCGTCGAGCCATGCGAATTCCGCCTCACGGCGGATGGGAGAGCGCGCGGCCCCGCAGCCGACATCAAGCGTGACCTGAGGCGCAAAAGTTTCGTCGGGATCGGGGGTGTAAATCTGCAGCGTGCGCGAGCCAAACGCCCAATATTCGCGGGCGGTCTCCTTGCCAGCGCGAAGCGGGTCGGGCCGGGCCTCCGCTTCTGCGAGTTCGACCGCGATGTTGTACGACTCTGGCTCGCCAGCATCCGACCACTCGAATAGCCCGCTCTCGTCCGCGACGACGCCGACGGCGCGCCTGGTGATGAACGCGACGTCGCGCCAGTTCGACGGGCTGCCGCCGAGGCGCTCTGACACGAGCGATCCGGCGCTGACCTTCTGCGGAGCGCCACCGCCAGCGATGATCATCAGGTTGCGGTTGACCGCGTAGGTCGGGCGCTCCGTGCCCGCGACGAGCGTGGTCGCCGTCGAGGTCGAGCGCTCCGAAACCGCGCCCGTTCCGCTGTGCCACGCCCAGACCTTGCGGTCTTCGGTCACGTACACGATGTCGTCGCCGAGCACGCCGATCATGACGACGGCCGTCGTGCTCGGGAACGTCGACGGGAATCCCGAGTACGTCGTGATGCCAGGACGGGCAGAGATCGCACCGGCGGCGTCCACCGTCGCGTTGATGAACGCGGCGGGCGCTCCAGCGAGCTCCTCGACGGAGCTTGCTTGGCCGGTGAATGCAATCTGCTTGGCGTTCATGTCAGGTGTAGGTGACGAACTGCGCCTCTTGGAACCAAAGGCTCGACGCGAGCCAGTCGGTCGTCGGCTGGTACCGGAACCGGACGGACAAGTAGCCGTTGTTGGCGACGCTGGGCACCGTCTCCGTCTTGTAGACGGCGTTGAACGTCGGCGTGACAGCGCCGCCTGACGCGTTGAACAGGATGATGCACATCTCCGCGCCCTGCGTCGGCTGCCCCGTCGGTGCGTTCACCGCGAAGGCGCCGCCCGTGAACTTCACAAAGTGGTACTTCGTGTCACACACCGGGGCGTACGCGCCCGCCTCCGTCGCGAACGTGACGCTGCCCTCTCGCGACAGGCGCACGGCGCGTTGCACGTACGTGTCCGCGGCGGCGTCGAAGAGCAAGAGCCCGGACGTCGCCGTCGAGTTGAAACCCTCGTGCACAGCAACGTCGTGGGCGATGTAGAGCCCGACGTCAGCGGAGGCGCCAGTGTACGAGTTCCCGACGACAACCGCGTTAGTCGCGCTCGCCGCCGTGGTCTCGATGCAGCGGGTGAGCGTCCCAGCGGCCGAGATGTCGATCTCGTTGCAGACGACCTTGACGTCCGCCGAGCCGACGCCGATGCCGCGACACGTGTTGTCCCATGCGCCGAGAACTCGGACCTTCGAGAACGCGATGACGCTGCCGGCGCCGTTCGCGCCCGCTACGTCGATGGCGCGGCAGTTTGCCGTTACCGACGTGGCCCCTCGAATGGAACACCCGTAGACCAGAATCTTCCCCGACGTTCCGATGCCCGTGGCGAACTCGGAGACGACCACGTTGCGGAAGGTGAAGAGCCGACCGCTGTGCAAGCACGACACACCGGTCCCGGACGACGACCCCGTCTTGGGTTTGATGGTGATGTCGCAGATGCCGCCGACCACGTCCGTGGACGCCGACGACGACACCGAGAAGGCGGTTGTGGACGTGCTGTCGATTTCGATCGACGTCTCCCCGGCGCCCGCGCCCATGATGATGAGGCTGTCGTCGATGGTGAAGCCGATCGTGGAGCGGTACGTTCCTGCCGGAAAGTAGATGATGCCGTTGCCGCTCGACGCCGTGATGGCCGCCTTGATCGCGGCGCCGTCATCGTTGGAGCCGTCGCCGAGCGCGCCGTACGCCTTCACGTTGTAGAAGGGCGTGTATGACGAGCGGACGTTCTGCAGCGCGTCCTTCAGGTAGCGCTCCGTGGTCTGCCCCGTCTCGAGCACCTTGAAGTCCGTAGCGCCGAAGCTCGTCTTGATCGCGTCGAGCGCCGTGCGCAGCAGCGTGTGTCCGCCCGCGCCGGTCGAGCCGCTCTCGAGAGTCCCCGTGAAGCTCTGCGACTCGACGTCGATGGAATTGTCGTGCTCGCCGTCCGAGAACCGCGCCGCAACTGTCGCGCTGTCGGCCTTGTAGACGATGACGTCAACGCGCTCCTTCGCGTACACCCCAAACTGGCCGCCGCTCTCGTACTGGCCGTAGGCGTTCAGCGCTACGGACGTCCCGAGCGCCTCGTTCGACCGCGCGTCGATGCCCGAGTACACCGTTGCCGGCGTGCTCGTGCCGCGCTTATAGAAGTACGCCCGTCCCGACGGTGCGTGCGGGATGCCGGATGCGAGTGCTGAGATGAGCTTAGCCATGCGGTTACTCGATGTAGGGCTCCGCGACGTACACGGTGTTGCCGCGCTCCGTCTCGTCGTTGAGGGCGTCGTCGCGCAGGCGCAACCAGTCGTCGCGCAGCATCAGCGTCCGCTCGAGCGGCAGCTTGTAGTGCAGCGCCCACTTCCACGCGAGGCCAGCCGTGATGGCCTCGTGCCAGTTGACCGGGATGTCAGGCGTGACGGCGCCAGTGTCCGTGTCCCGCGGCTTGCGCACCCGCGGGTAGATGATTTTCGTCCAGTTGGCGCTGTCGCCGATGGGGTAGAGGTAGATGTTCCAAGCGCCCGTCGACGTCTGCTCGGGGAAGTACATCGTCGGCTGCCCCGTCGTCGTCTTCTGCGTGAGCGCGAGGTACTCCTCGCGCGTGATGCGGTCCATGGGCGCATCGGTCAGGCCGTCCGCCGACCGCACAACGGCGCCTTTCTCGACGTCGAGTGTGTCCGCCGGCGCCGTCACGTACGGCGTGGTCGACGAGACGGCGGTGATGGACTGCTCGTAGCGCTCGATGCACCGGAGCTGCACGCCCTTTTTGAGGAGCCCCAGGACGAGCATCTGCAGGAGCTCGGCGCCGACCGTGATTTGCGCGGCCGTCGGAGACTGCCCCGCGTTGAGCTGTCCGCAGCCCCACAGCGAGTTGCGGATAACTTGGTCGCGCGTCGCCTCCCAAGCGTAGTTCGCCGAGACTGTCATCGCGTCCCCCTCCCGAGAAACGCCTTCGGCTCATGTCGGTAGATGCAGCCCGTCTGCGCGGCGTACTCGGCCCGCTTGCGGCTCTTCGGAACGGGCGTCTCGTAGCTCGGCTGCATCGACAATCCGCACTCGCCCTGTAGTGGCAGGAACAGGCGCTCGTTGTCGCGCTCCGAGTTCTCCCAGCGCTTCGCCTTCGGGTCGTTGAGCGTGTTCTTCGTCGTGTCGAACGAGGCTCGCTGCCGCGATGAGTAGTACGAAGCGAGGAGCCCGAGCGCGTGCAGAGCGTAGACCGCGCTACCGTTCTTCTTTGTGGCCGCAAGCGGTGAGCCCTCGCGCACCTTCAGAATCGTCGCCGGCGCCGTCTTCGGGTCGTACGTGCCGAGCAAGTTCTTGCTCCGGTACTGCTCGTGATGCTCCGACGGAAGCTCGTAGTCGGAGTTGCTCGTGAACGTCATCAGCCAGTCGAAGATGGCGTTTCCGAGCGTCGTCTGACCCGCAGCGGCGAGCCCTCGCAGGGCCAGGGCGAAGTTGTGCGAGGTGATGGTCGTGCCCGTCGATGCCGCGCCATCGGCGTAGCGCCACGTGCCTGTGCCGTCCGACGTGTGCGAGATGAAGCAGTCGAAGTATTCGCGCGGCGTCGTCGTGGACAGGCCCGTGATGGCGCCGTCCGTGCCGCCGGCGTCGGCGAGGCCCGTCGTCCAGAACGCGAGCGCCTCGGAGATCATCGAGGAGATGGTTGCGTCCGTGCGCTCCGAGAAGTCGCCGACCGCGGTCGTATCGCCCACGGTGATGTCGCCCTCCTGTGCCTTCGCCGCGACGAGGAACTCGAGCGCGATGAGGTCGCCCGGGTAGAGGTCGTGATCGAGCGTTACTGTGTGGACGCTCATCGGAACACCAGGGTGTAGCAGTAGCAGTTACTGGACGTGGACGTCGTAAGCGTCAGTTTCAAGTAACAGTCGCTGGTCGGCTTCGTGAACGAAGTTTTTGCACTCGTCTTGACGCCATTTCCGGCCACCGTGCCGCTTGCGACGAGCGTGTCGGTCACATGCGGGGCCTGACCCGTTCCGGGCGCCTGATACACGGTTCCGGCGTATAGCTTCCAGGTTACCGTCGTCGGTGCATTCGTGTCGGCGCACATCCAAAGGCAACACGTGGGCGCGTTCCCGGGGAACAGGTCCGTAGTAACCGGCCAGATAGCGTCGATCTCCTCAACGGATCCAAAGCCCGTGAAATTCGCGGCGTTCGCATCGTATGCGTCCCACTGATACAGCATGAGGTACCCGGTCGTGCTCATGCCGGCCTCACGTAAAAGCCCTGGTTGTCCGGGTAGTGCGGGATCCCTCCGATGACGGCTTCTAAGCACAGCTTCACAAGCTGGGTGCCGCCGGGGTTGGCGATTGTCGCCGTCAAGGTGCCGTCGTTGTCTGCTCTGCCCATCTCCTTCTCGGCGAGAATCGTGCCGTCTGGCGTTTGGCGCGTGCCGCCGAGTCGCACGCGCAAGATCACGACGTCATCTACGTTGTCGCCGCCCATGGGCTCCATTGTCGCCGTAATGTGGACGTGCGAAGTCGGGATCAGAAAAAACGGAACGACGACGGAAGACATGTGTTCCTCGACGCCGACCGCGAGAACCATCCCGTTGGACTCGCCAGATTGCACGAACATGAGATGAGGTCCGCCAACCATCAGTACGGCTCCAAGCTGCAAACCCAGCCGTAGATGTACGCAAACTTGTTGGTGGATCCCCAGGCAACGGGCGTTGAGACCGTTACCTTGATACCCGTGAGTAAGCCCGGGTTGGCGATGTCAGACGTATAGGTCAGGATCTGGCGCGACCCCGCGGGCGTCTCCTGGATTTCGGCGATCAAGGTGCCGCCGGCCAGCGACGACGGGTCGCTGAGGAGCCAAACACGCCACGTCAACGTGACGCCGCCCGTATCCTCGGAAGTGAAAATCCCGCGCCACTTGACGCGGATTCTGGTGCCTCCGATTGGCCTGAGGTCTATCGGGAAGTGACCGGTGATGAGATCGGTGTTCGCCGGCTCCGCCGCTAAGTTGATCGTAAACCTGGCGTCGTGAGCGACTCCGTAGTGGTCCGGCGCGCCAAATACGATGCGTTCGTACTGTCCTCCGGCGACCACGTCAGTACACCCGTTGTTGCGTGCGCCCGTCGCCGACAAGTCCGCGATGTCGAGCTTGTGGCTCCACATCCCCGTGTGCAGGCGCGCCTCGCCCGTGAGCGACGTCGTCGCGTACCGCGTGTTGAGCTTGCCCCCGCACTGCATCCGGCGGAGGCACTTGAGCGCGGCCAGGTACCCGTCACGGTACTTCGCGTCGCCGAGCACCTGGTACGCGCGCAGGAGCGCGAGGCCCCCAACGCCGACGTCCTCGCTGTAAACCGAGCCGATGATGTCCGCCGCGCTGCCGGTGACGAGCGTGACAAAGCCGCCGTACTCGAGGTCGTTCGCGCCAGTCGTCCCGATGGTCGCCGTGATGTCGCTGTCGACGTGCGCGCTACCGAGCTGGTACGTCAGCAGGAAGTCGGCGAGTTCGCGCAGCTTCGCCTTCGCCAGCGTCACCCAGCGCACCGGGCGACGGTTCTCGGCGATGATGTCGTAGAGGTAGAGCGCCGACCACGCTGCCGACCGAACGCTGTCGGTGGCCGAGCCGCCCTCGGCGCTCGCCGTGACGTTGTATTCGTCCTTGGGGGACCGGCCGACTAGGAAGTTGAAAAGGTCCGCCTCAACCGCCTCAAACGTGTCGTGCGGGTTGAATGGCTTGGCGTCCTTGATGGCCTGCGGACCCTTCGTGTGCACGTACGGCACGCGGTTGAGCACGCCCTCGGGCACATAGCCGTTGTGGTACCCATTGAGGTCGCAGATCCACACGCCATCGACCTGCTTGAACTTCGAGCCCGGGCGACGCCGCCCGCAGACGTCGCACATGCGCCCGTAGTCGCCGGCCGGAATGTAGCCGGTGACGTAGTAGCTCATGCCGTCCAGAACCCCCGCGATGAGCCGCTCGAGTTGGCGACGTTCCACTGCCCGATCGTGCTGGTCGCAAAAAACCAGTCGGCATCGAGCAGGAACGAGAGATTCAGGCCGTACACGCGCGTGATGGCCGCCGTGCCCTTGAACGCGTAGTCGCTCCACCCGTAGGTGCCGCCCGAGAACGTCGTGTTCTCAACCTCGAGGTCGCTCATGGCGTTTGCCACCTCGACCGCGATGTTCGGGCGGCTCGCTGCGGCCGTGGCCGTCGACGTGAACGAGCAGTCGACGATCCGACACTGCCCAGCGCCAGTGATGTACTTGACCGCCGGGTTCGTGTCGTTCGCGCCGCAGTCAAACGAGCAGTTCTCGATGCGCCCGGCCGTCGAAGCCACGCGGATGCGCGCAGTCGGGGCCGCCGAGCTCTGCGGGAACGTGAGATTCACGAACCAGACGCCGGCCGCCGTCACGTCGAACATCGCGATCGCGCCGTTGCACGTGAACCGCGCGCGCGTCGCCGCCGTGCCCTCGCTGATGACCTTGACGCCGGCCTTGTTGAAGGTCTGCGCGCCCGTGAGCGTCTCGGCGTGGTTCTCGAGCAGCCAAATCACGTCGCCCGCGGCGGCGTTCGTGTGCGCCTGCGCGAGCGTCTTGAGCGGGTAGTTCCGGTTGAGGCCCTGCGGCGAGGCAGCGTCGACGCCAGACGTGTAATTGACGTACCAGACCTGACCGCTCGCGGCGAACGTCTTGCCGACGAGGCCGACGCCCGAACCGCCTGAGCTTTGGTAGATGTACGGGCTCGCCATCGTCGTCTATCCCTGAAAAGAACCCGCCGGGCCAGGCGCCGAAGGAGAGAGGCCCTAGACAGCCCCTGACCCGGCGGGGTGATGCACTTGTTGTTACGCGGACACCGTGCCGAACGTGGCCGCAGCCTCGCCGGCAAGGTTGGTGACGCGGCAGTCGACAAACTGCATGCTGCCGACGGTCGCCCAGGCGCCCGTCAGAGCCGCAGCGTTGTCAGACAGAACCGCGAGGTAGCAGCGCTTGGCCGTCCCGATGTTGCTGGCCAAGCCGGTTACTGCAACCGTTGACGCCGTCTTCAGGTTCCAAAACTCGCAGTCCTCGAGCCGAATCTGCTTCGACTCTGTCGTGAGGCATTGCAGAGCCCCCACGTTTGTCGCACTCGTCGCACCCATGACGACGACGTTCTTCATGCGCAGACGGTCAGCGGCCGTCAGCCTGATAAACGTGGTCGCTTCCGCGGCCGTGGCCGAGTACACGAACACGTCCTCAAGGAAGCAGTCGTCACCCGTGATGGTGAGCCCGACCGTCACCTTGTTGTTCGCGTCGGTCCCCATGCGGATTTTGCAGTTACGCAAACCGCACCCGTTCCCCGAGATGGTCATCGGAGCAGCGACGTTGACGCTGCCGGTGCCAGGCTCAAAGTTCAGGTTGAGGTTCTCGAGCACAACGCTGTCCGTGTCGAGCAGCCACGTCGCCGCAGCGGCCGTCCACGTCAACGTCGGACGATCGGTTTCGTCGCCTTCACCGCGGATGGTGATGCGCTTTTTCGAGCCGATCGCCGAGAAGAAGTCGGCCGCCGAGATGTTCTCGGTGTGGCCGCGCTTCATGATGATCAACGTGCCGCGGTCGGCTGAGTCGACCACGTCGGAATCCAGGGCGGCGAGCAGCGTCGAGATGGGCTTTCGCGGGTTGACGCCGTTTTCCCCGCTGCCCTGGTAGAGCGACGAGGTTCCGACGTGCAGAACCTTGTAAAAGCCCTCGGAGCTGATGCCGCCCGGCGTGTAGTGAGCCGAAAGAGCTCCCATGGCCGCCTCCTAGAACTCCGAGCCAATCCAGCGCCGCGGACCCGGGACGCCGATGCCGAACATCATGTTCCCGGACCACACGACAGCGCGGTTCAGGTCCATGCCGACCTCGGTCACGTTCGGCTGCTCGCCCCAGATGAGGACCGCGCCCTGCTTCGCGTTGGTCACGCCGAACCAGTTCGACGTCGACGGCAGGAACTCGTTCTCGACGGGGACGATGTTGTCTTCCTTGATCGCGTTTATCGCGTTGTTCGAGGTCCAGTTCTGCTTGTCGCTCTTGAGAACGCGACGAGCCTCGAACCGCTGCTCGACCGGGATCACGATCTTCTTCAGCGTGTGCTTGGTCGGCAGGCCGTGCCCGCCCACCATGCGACCCGCCAAGATCGACATCGCCTCGACGCCCTCTTCGGACACCGACGCGGCCGTAATCTTGTTCGAGTACGTCCCGCCGCGCGGCAGCGTGTGGTCCGTCGCGAAAATGGCCTTGGTGTCAGGCAGCGTAATGCCCGTCGTGGTCGAGAAGCCGTTGCCGAGCAGGTCGGCGCAGACCACCTCGACGGTGTACCGCAGCGACTCCATGACCGACTTCGTCCCCTGCACGACCTTGTTGATCTCCTTCCGCATCTGAGCCTCGCGGCTGATGGGGAAGTTGATCGCGTAGGAGAAGATGTTCACGCGGGTCGTGAAGCCCTGCTTGATGCTGTCCGTGGTGCCCTGAGCGAGCTCCTCGCGACGAGCGGCCAGGCCCATGCCGGCGAACTCCGTGATCTCCTCGAATGCCTTGTTCGACGACATCTCGTCGAAGCCGCACTCTTTCCAGACCCACTTTTCACCCTCGCGCTCGACGCGGAAGGCTTCAAGAATGGAGCCGCGGAGAACTGGATCCGTAAAAACGTGTGTCGTGATTCCAGGAAGTCCCATGGTCCGTTCTCCTTAAACGCCGGTGTTGCTGCCAACGCCGCCGAAGTTCGACAGCACGTTCGCGTAGACGATGTACGTCGCCCGCGTCTGCAACGGGTCGTTGCCGGGCTGCTCGAGCACATCGTGAATGCGCCACTGCAGCGTGTTCGTGGTGTTGACGGTCGAGATGTCGAGGATGCAGGCCGACAGCCCGAGCGCGTTGTTAGCGGCATTCGCCGGGTAGATGTGGTCGGCGTTGTTGCCCTTCGCAGAGCGAACGAGCGCCATCGTCGTCAGCGTCGTTGCGTCGTCCGACTGGATGAGGAAGTAGTTGCCACGAGCCGGCGCGACGAGTACCTGCGTGCGGTCAGCGTGCGCCGTCCAGGTCGTGTTCGCCGGGACGTAGCGACCGTTCCGCACCAGAACGCCGTCGCTGTTCCGGTACTGCAGAATCGCGATGATGACGCCGTAGATGCCGTCAGTTCCGGCGCCGGCGCGCTCGACGGTGCCGTCATTGATCGCCTTGACGGGATCGCCGACAAGCAGGTCGGTGTTGTACGCACTTGCGACAGTGCAAGCAACGGGCTGCGGGAGCCCTGCGGTTCCTTCGGGTGTGTGCCACCGAAGACCGCCGAACTGGTAGTTCGTACGAGGCATGGTTGTGACTCCTGTGAAAAACTCAGACCGTGACGGTCTGAGAGGTGACGGTCATGTGGCCGCCGGTCGCCTCCGCCTGCTGCTTGAGCACATAGCTCATCAGTTTGCGGTGCTGAACCGCTCGCCAGTCGCGCCGCTTGAACTCTTCCGCGCGCGCCTTCGGCATCTTCATCAGGGTCAACTGCTTCCACCGGACAGGAGCGCCGTTCTTCTTCTCGCCGAAGTAGAAAGGCGGGTGCGCACACTTGGGGCCCCACTGCTCGGGCACCCAACCGCGCATGCCGTACGCTTCGAGGTCGTGCTGAGACGCCCAGTAGTAGGCGTATTTCGGGTCCTCGTTAACGAGCGGCGCGGTGAGCGGGCTCGACCAGCCGTCAATCGGCGTGTCGTCCGCGTCGTGTCGCGCCTTCGGCTTTCGCCCCCGGCGTTTGGCGACCGCCTCACCGAGGTCTCCGCCGGCGGATTGCACCGCGTCGGCCTCTTTCACAGCTCGCTTGAAGTACCGTGTAGCAGGACTCTCGGGCTCACCACCCTCGCGGGTGCTCTCTCCTTCGGACATGGCGTTCCCCGGTAAGAGCCGCGACCCTTACCGCCCATCGAGACGCGCGGCCTTGCTAGCGCCTCCGGGGGAAACGTCGGATGTCTTGCTCTGTCAGGACCGCTCGGTTGCCCGAGGGAGAGTGCCCGTACCGATCCGAGGGACTTTACGGATGGCTCCCTCAATGAGGAAGGAGAACTAATAAAAAGTCAAGCCCCAACTATCGCTTTGTAAACGTCGGGCTGGTTCTTGCGCATTGTCGAGATCCACTTGGCCCGCTTCTGCTCGAGCGTCATGTCGGCGGACGGCCACAGTGCGGCAGCGGCGGCGTCAATCCTCGCCAGCGTTTCGGCGTCGAACCCGGGACCGCCTCCGGCTCCTGCCCCCGGGGCACCATTGCGCCCACTCGTGCCAGCGAGGCGCCGCTGAGCGTTCGGGTCAGGCGGGGTCGCGACCGGCATCTCGTGATGCTTCGCAACAAGGGCGGCGGCCTCCCGGAGCACCGCGTATGCGAGGTTCTGGTCCCCGCGCACGTCGCGGCCCTTGTATTTGGTGTTCGCCAGCCGGCGCGCATACGAGTTGACGAGGTCTTTGTTGTCGTCGTCGTCGAGCCACGGGAACTCGGCCTCGAGTTTCGCCGCCAGCGGGCTCTTCGGGGGCGGGATGGCGCCCTTGACCTCGTTGACCTTCTCCTCGACGAGGTCCATGGACCCGATGCGCCCGCCCTCGGCGATGAGCTCGACGAACTTGTCAATGGACGACGGGTCGTTCGAGTCCATAGCCGCGAACGTCTCGCGCACGCGCTGCCGGTACGCCTCGAGCGCCTGCTCCTTCGCGCTCTTCGGCTTGGGCCGCGACTCGTCGAACGACTGTTTCATCGAGTTCATCGTCTCGATGAGCTTCTGATTGATGCGCTCCCGTTCGGCGCGCTCCTCGGCCAAGAGCCGCTCGAGTTCCTTGTTGCGCTCGAAAATCTTACCCCGCTGCGCCTTGAGCTCGCGCCGCGTGGGCACCCGCTCCTCCGGCTGCGCCTGCGTCGGGTCCGGCGTCTGTCCGCCCGTCGTAGGCTCCTCGTTGCCAGCCTCGGGCGCCGCCGACTCGTCGCCCCCGGCGTCCTGCTCGAGTGCAGAGATGTCGTTGTCGGTCGTCGGCGTGCTCTCTCCCTCAAGCTGCATTGGCGGCCTCCTTTGCGATCGGCGCGGGCTTAACTACGTGCAGGCCGTTCCCTTGCTTGTCGACGACGTACACGAAACGCATCTGGCCTGAAGCGATGCGGTCGTCGAGGTCGTAGCTGCCGTGACACTCGCGCACGGGCACCTGCAACCAGTCCGCTAGGTCCACAATCTCGGCAGTGCCGCCCGCCTGAAAACGGTGCGACAGCTCCTCGTTGCCAGCGAAGTGGCCCCACTTGATGATGTCGCCGATGAGAATGCCGTGGCTGCGCATCCAATCCCGCGCGCCGCAACCGGCCTTGAGCAGCACGCCCTCATTGAGCACCGTCGCGACGTTCTCAACCTCGCCGGTCTCCTGGTCCTTCCACTTGCCGAACGTCGGGATGTGAAGGCCGCCGACTTTGATCTCGACGGGCTTGAGCCGGAACACCAGCATCAGGTCGTCCGCGGGCTGGTAGCGCAGCGGCGGAATCTTGAACCTCTCGCACCGCTCTTTGAGCCTCGCGGCGGCGAGCCGGTTCAACTCCTCCCACGCGTCGTGCTCCTCAGGCGTGTAGACCACCGAAGGCAAGGCGTGGTCGCTCACTGCTCGTCTCCGCTCAGCGATTCGAGGATGTGCCCGAGCGCGCGCGCCTCACCAAACGCGGTGAGCCGCTGCTGCTCCTGCATCAGCGCTTGATCGCGATTGCTCGCCGGGGACGACAGCGAGACCACCGCCTGCGCGCGCTGGTCACGCCATTCCCGCAATTCCCGGATGAATTCCTGCGTCTCCTCCATCTGCAGCCATAGCTTCCGTCGGTTGTCCTGGGTCATCTGGGCTCTCTCCTTCTGGTTGCTCGCCCTGCATCTCGGGCGTGACAGGCATCTGCGGCGGCTCGGCCCTGGCGACCATCTCGGCCAGGGCTGGCTCGTCCATGCTTGTGAAGAACTTGTGCGCGACGCTGCGGGTAATAAGCGCCGTAGTCACCGGGTCGAATGTCCCCGGCGGGATTTGCGTCAGCGCCTGCAGCATCTTCATGGCCTTCGCCTCACGCTGCGGCTGGCTGGCCATGTTCGGGTCCGACGTCGAGACGATGTCGAAGTCCTCGAGGGCCGCGTAGTCCTCGCGCGTGACGTGGAACTCCTCGACGGGCGGCGGCGGCTCCCACTCCGGGATGCTTTGGTCGCGCGGCGCCTGATACGAGAACGTGTCGCCCTCCTCGTCGAGCGTCTGCGACAGGATGTACGCGAACACCTGTTGCTCATTGAGGCGCGAGCGGTCGATGCGCGCCGCGATGGTGCTGATGCCCTCCATCGCGTTCGCATTCCGAATCTCGGTCTCGGCCGCCGTCTGCCCTGACATGCCCTCGGCGCCGCCGACGACGTCGTCTACTGTGATTTCCTGAACCGACTGCGCCATCCGCTCCTCGAGCTTGAAGGCGTTCGGGTCGGGCGGCGGGAACTGCAGAACGTGGATGCCAGCGCCGGCGTTTACCTGCTCCGGGGTGAGCTGCGTCTCGGTCACCTCGCCGAGCACAAGCTTCTGCTCGCCGCGCGGCCCTCGAGCGAACCGCGACTGCACGCCCGTCGGCCGCTGGTTGAGCCGCATGAGGCTCGCGTAGCCGCTCATCGCCTCGTTGGCGACGATGTTCGGACCCTCGACGAGCACGCCGATGCCGTAGTGGTAAAACCCCTCCGGGTTCGGCAAGCACGGGTAGTGCGTGAACCTGTGAAACGGCACCTTGCGCGCGGGCGCGGGCAGCGGTGGCTCCTGGGGCGGCGAAGGCGGCAGCGGCAGCATCGCCGGGTCGGGCGCCGGCAGCGGGTTGCCGAACTCGTCGACACCTGGCACCGCCATGGCCGCGTGCTCGTCGAGCGCGATGTTGTAAGCCTCGTTTGCCGCCTGCATCTCGGCGTCGCGAAGCTGCATCTCGCGCCGGTAGCGCTGAGCGTCCCGCGGGTCGTCCTTCTCGCACAGCGTGAGCCGCAGGACCGTGCGGGTCATCTCGTCGACGCACACGGTGACGTGGCGCTGACGCTTCTCGCCCGGCAAAAGTAGCCAGCGGTCCTGTTCGATGATTTTCCGGGGCGCGTCGTCGTCGTGCGACGGCGGCTTAGTGCCCTGGATGTCGTCGGCAGTCCGCTGGACTTCGCCCTGCCGCTGCGGCTGATCGCCCGCGCCCGGCGTCGGCGCGCCGTCTTCTCCGTACGGCTGCGGGTAGAGCTTGGCGACGTTGACGTAATAGTCGTCGTCTGCCAACTGCTCGAGCTCGTGCCGGTAGTACTCTTTGATCCACGACTTCCGCGGCACGTCGGCCATGTCCGGCCGGTCGCTCTTGCACTTGTACGGGACGATGAAGTTGTCCGAGTTGATGAACTCGAAGCACGGGCGCCGCTCGAGCGGGTTGTAGTACCAGACGCTGAACGCGCTGCCGTAGAGCAGAATCTGCACGCCGCCGCGGTCGTACGACGGCACGTACTCGGGCACGCGCTTGCGCAGGTAGTAGTTCGTGTGACGCGTGATCTTGCGGGCCTGCGTCTTGCGGTCTGGTACAGCCGTGTCCCACGTGTAGAAGTCGCCGCTCGCCGGGAAAAAGTGGCGATGCATGCGCGGGTGGAACAGGTTCACAGCCTTCGTCAGGTACGGCATGTGAACGAAGAGCAGGTTTTTCTCGAACGCGTTCTTGCTCGGAATCTCGCCCGAGAAGAGTTGCACCCAGCGCGCCTTGCGCTTGCGCCACCCTTCGCTGCTACCGAGGTCGATGTCCTTGTCTCGGACGACGCGCTCGCCGACCGCGACGAGAAACTTCTCGGGCAGAATCTTGGCGAGGTTCACCTCCTGCTCGTACGAAGCAGGGGAGGGCGCTGCAGCGGCCTCGGCCATCATCTCGACCATCTGCGGGTCAACGCCCGCATCTGCGGCCATGGCCGCCGTATCCATCGGTGTTTCAGCCATCGCTCGCGTACCAGTCTGGGAATGCGCTTCCCGTTGCGCGGGCCTCTCGTAGTTTCAAAATCTCGACGACGACGCCGGTCGCCTTCGACTCGTGCGTCTCGTGTTCGCCGGCTAGGGGCCGCGACATCACCCCGTAGGCGAGCGCGTCCATGTCGTGGTCGTCGGCGTTCGTGTCCCACACGTCCGGGTCGTTCGGGTCGAACGCCAGGAGCGGGATCGTCACGATGGGGCCCGTCTCCTCCCAGCCGCTTCCATCGGTCGACCGGATGCGCGTCTTGCACGACCGGAAAAAGCGCAGCCCTGGGATCACAAACTCGCCGCGCGCGTTCGGCGTACGCCGCCGCAGCCGGTTGCGAATCTGCTCGGCCGCCGAGTGCCGCATGCCCGTGCCCTTGTCGGCGCGGAAGAACCCGACGCCCATGCGGTCGAGAATCTCGCCGCGCGACTCGCCCGATTCGCCCGAGCGCGCCCAGACCGACGAGTCCATCGGCCCCCACACCGTCGACATGTCCTGCGTCGGGTCCCACTCGGCCTCGACGATGAGCTGGCCGTTGACGAAGAGCGGCTCCGACTCGATGTCCTTGATGCGCCGGCCGAGTTCTTCGGCGGTGAGCTTGCGCGTCGACAGCGACCGATAGCAGACGAGGTTCCCCTCGGGGTCGACGGCGAACCACAATACCGACGACCGGCTCGAGAACCCGTAGTCAGCGCATTTGAACCGCGTCCAACTGTTCGGGATGCGGAACGGCTCGCAGATGTGGACCGACGGATCCCAGTCCTCGCCAACCCAGGCTCCCTCGTCGACGTCCCAGTCGTTGAGGAGCAGCGCGCGCCGCGTGGCCTCCGAGCGCATCATGAGCGATGCCTCGTACTTGCCGTCCTCCATCAGCGCCGGGTTGTCGTAAAGGTTCGATGGGATGTAGACCTGCCAGTCCTCCACGATGCGGCCGTCGAGCAGCGTCGTGCGCACCTTCACCGACGTCTCGGGCTCGGCGACCGTGACGAACCGCCGCTTGAGCCAGAGCTTCGTGCTCGTGCCGATAGGGTTCGTGAGCAGGTAAAGCTGCAGCATCCGCCCGAGGCCCTCGTCGTCGGCGACGCGGATGCGCTGGTCGATCTTGTCGATTTGCTTGACCGTGAACTGGACCGCCTCGTCCATCACGACCATCGAGTAGTTGCCGCCCCAGTACTTCTCCCAGTCGTCGTCGTGCTCCATGCCGCCGAACTGCACGACGTAGCCGCCGGCCGACGGGAACGTGGCGGTCTTCTGCACCTCGTTCCAGACGACGTTCGGATCAATCCGACGCATGATCGTCTTGAAGTGCGAGATGACCTGCAGCAACTCCGGCATCGTCCGCCGCAGGAACAGAAAGTGGCCCTTGGACGCGCTTATCTCGCCGGCCTCAAAGCGCGCCTTCTCGAGCGCGTACTGCTTGAGCCACAGATGGGACCCGGCAAACGTCTTCGAACCACCGGCGCCACCGCCGCCGAGAACCCAGCGCTCAGTCGCAGTGAAAAGCTTCTCCTGCTGCCCGAGGAACGGCGCGAACACCACCTCGGGCGGCAAGTGACGCCGACACACGACGCGGTCCGAATACCTGTGACACGCGGCCTTCTCGCAGCCGGGCTCGTGGCAACGGCCGTGCGGGTACTTGCCGAACCCGTACTTGTTCTCGTTCGAGATAGTCGAGCCGCCCGGCCTCCGGTGCGGCTCCTTACCATCGTGCGGCCCGAACGACGACAGATGCATTACGGCCGCCTCACCTCGACCCAGGCCGACCACTCGACGGTGCCGACACCGCCGTCGGTGACCTTCACAAACATCTCCGAGTCGCTGTTGACGCCGAGCTGACAGTCGAGCCCAGCGTGTGACTCGATGGCCGTCGCCAGCGTGACAGTCGCCCCGCGCTGTGCCGCTGCCGTCACGCCTACGCGCTGAAAGAGCCCGGCGAACTCGTAGCGAGCGTAAACGGAACCGTCCTCCGACGTCCCGACGACCAGGGCACGCATCTCGGCCACCTCGTCGGCCCCGAGCGGGTCGCTCCGGTAAATCTCCGTCAGCGTGTTCGTCGCCGCGGTCGTGAGCGCCCGGAGCCGCGATTCCTTCTGGTTCAGCGCCGTGCGCACCTGGCGCAGGCACCGCGCGAGCTTCCGCGGGTCGTCCCGATCGTCGGTGAAGTCCGTCTCGACGGTGAGCTTGCTCAAGGCTTCTCTCCGCCAAGCGCCGTGACGTCGATGACGGGAGCGTTGTCGCGCGCCTCGCGCGTCCTCTCGACCGGCGGCGGGAGCACGACCTGCACCGCCATCGCGGGCTTTGCGTCGCTTGCCTCGCGCGTGCGCAACTCGAACCGCCGCTGCGCCATCTTCACGTAGTAGGGAACTTCCTTCTCCGTGCGCTTGGCGTCCGTCGCGATCTGGAGCTCCTCGCGCGTCCACCCGGCCTTCTCGATGGCGGCGTCGTCCTGGTTGAGGAGCAGCTCGCCCTCCTCGTAGTTCCGTAGGCGCTTCGCGAGCCCGGCGGCCCGCACGAGCTCCACGTCCGCCTCGGCGACGTCCGCGATGATGGACGCCAGGGCGTTGCGACGAGCAATGAGCCCCTCCTGCTTCGGGGGCAGCCTCCGAGCGATGGTGGTCTCGCCCTTCACTTGGGCGGCCTCACCGGCTCTGGAATCTGGACGACCTTCGTGTACCGCTCCAAAAACGCCTTGAAGGACCGCCCCGGAATCCGCCAGCGCGCGCCGCGCCCGTTTTCGGCGCCGATGTGGATCGCGCCCGGGAACTTCCCCTGGCGGCACCAGTTGCCGACGCACCAGACGCTGACGTTCAGCGCCCGTGCGATCTCAGGCGTCGTGTAGATCCAGTCGAGCTTGTCCTTCGCCCGCTTCCAGTGGGACGCCTTCCAATAGGGCATCTTCCGCCCCGTCGACCACTCCCAGAACCCATCACACGGCAGCCCCGTGATCGGGTGAAGCGGCCTTTCGTTCCACGGCGGCTCCTGACCCGGCTCGAAGATTTTCTTGACCGCACCGTCGTACTGCTTGCGGTCCACCCGGACCACGACATCAGGCAGCGGTGCGCGGACGGGCTCAGCCACCCCTCATGTGTGCCATATTGACAAACCGTGTGTCAATCTGGCACGAGTGAGTGTGTCACGTGTGACAATTTGTCACAGGGGCCCGATGACC